CTTAATTCCTTTGTTAAAGACTGATTTAGTGCCAACAAAAAACCTGCCATTGTTTACATCCGTACCGAACACAATAGCAGGTGCTCCATCATACTTAATGGAGTAATGATTCTCAAACTTGTTATCATAATCCATGCAAGACTTGAGGATTTCAAGTATAGTTTTGACAGACTTTTTACCGTCAAAAACATAATCTTCAGGGTGCATGATATGTAGATTTTTCATTGTAAATCCTCGAATCGTTCTTTAGCAATAGTGGTTGCAAGTTCTTCTAATTCTTCTTGAGTAAATAGAGGACGAAATTGTTCTTTTGCCTCTAATTCTTCTAGAACTTCTTCATAGATAGTCTCAAGAATTGCTTCATTATGTAAACATGACATGATTAATTGTCCTCCTTAAGTGAAACTAACTGTTGATAAATCTTAAATGCTTCATAATCTTTGATGTTCTCATCATTGATTAAATCATCTTCAAGATAATCGATTGTGTCCAACATAATATCATATAGGACATCAAATTGTTTTTGATTTAATGTTAAATTATACATGATTAATTGTCCTCCTTTGTGTTATCAAAGATAGACTGTAATTTCATGCTTACATTATCAAAAACTGTTGAATCTTCATCATAATCATAATGATCTTGATACTCATTAAGAGCAGCATCAATCACATCCCACTCATCATCCGTTAGGAAATCTCTGATTGCTTGATAATCTATTTTCTTAGTCATCATTTAAATCCTTGGTTGACTACTCTTCTATTATACATGAAAAGCGGGGTGTCACCACCCCGCTTGTGCCACTTTATCAACTGTCCTATTATCTCACTTCTGATATACACCTTGAAAGTATATTTGCTTAGCAGGATACCTACACCTTACTAACTCTTCAATATGCCTTCTATCTGCCACATCCGACTCTATTTCAATATAATGACTTCTATTTTGTTCATCAATATATCTAATTTTAGCAAGATGTGTCATACTTTATACCTCATCTTCGTTTAGATAATCATCAATTACTGCAAGTAATTCAACTGATGTTTGTGCATCTTCAAGTAGATTGAATAGTGCAACTTCTGAATTGAATGCCATGTGGATAATAAGAATAGGTTGACAATAAGCAGTTTAAAGTCATACTTAGGACTTATAATTTGTTATCTTATGTATAGATAACCACCTGCCCAATCTGCTCTTGATAAACACTCATCAAATGAATTATCATCTAATAAGTTATATCTAATATGCTTTGCTGGTGATTTCCATGATGCAGGTTTGTAAACATCTCCTGAGTTTCTATCAACGAAGGCATGAACTCCTCCGCTAAATTCTTCTCCATTAGCATCATAATCTACCTGATTAACTTTCCAATATTTGCGTCCTAATTCCATTTTGAATGTTACTTTTTTACTGAAATTAGGATAGCGTTTTTGATAGTTTTGCTCTAATGCTTTGATTAAAGAAATACATCTTTTCTCTACAATTTGTGATGGAGATAAAGATGAATCAGGCATTACTTCAATAGTAGAAACTGTTTGCAATTTACCCTCCAATGTATAAAGAATAGGTGAGAGAAACAAATTCAAAAGGGATGAATTTGTTTCCCATATTGTTAATATAGCGCATCTTCTAGAGCATTGGGGATTTTATGTGCCACTTTGTCAAGTGTCCCGTGATCCTCAACTCTCCTCAATGCAATATTATAATATGATTCATCTATCTCAAATCCTATGTAATTTCTATTTAATTCTTTACTAATTGCTGGTGTGGTTCCTGCTCCTGCAAAGGTATCTAATACTAAATCACCTTCATTACTCCATGATAAAATGTTATCTTTGGCAAGCAATTCAGGGAACATAGCAGGATGTTCAAAGGCATAATTGTCTTTAGTTGTATAACCTTTACCAGTATTATAACGCCAAATGTTATTACGTGGCGAGAAATCTGGAGTAGGTTTCTGTACTCTTTCAACCAAATTACCCTCCTTATCTCTCATCGTTGCTTTGCCCCAAGGTTTCCAACCTGCCCATTTATTAGGTTTATCACATATTAAATTGGCAGTATTTGGTTTGCTATCTTTACTTAATACGAACATATATTCAAATATTTGTGAATATCTATTGCCTGTTCTTCTTGCTGGAAATGCACATCCTGCCTTTTCATATATCATAGTATCATGTAACTTAAAACCCAAATCCATAAAATATAATGCTTGCCTAAAACTACTTCCTGTTTCACTACCTTTAATGCAAGCATCACCAACTACCCATACAATAACTCCACCAACTTTCATCACTCGATATAAATTAGTGGCGACATCTTTAAAAACATTATAATCCCATTTAGATGAATCATTATAAGTTCTTAAGTCATCATAGGGTGGACTTGTTACACATAAGTCTACACAATTTGCATCCATTTGTTGCATCCCAGTAATGCAAGATTCATTATAGATCTTGTTAATTTCCATTAGACAGATTCCTTGATAAAAGCAACATTTATTCTATTTTGTTTAATTCTACCATATACACAAGCATCAACACATTCATCAAATCTATCTTTTTTAAACTGTAATGTTGTGCGTGAATTGTTATCACTATGCTCACCAACTGAGTCTACTATAATATTATTAAAAACGCAAATATTCATCTCTTTAATAAACTTTCTATCATGTTTTAACTCTGCTAATGTTAGATCCCAATGACAATCCCATAGGACTTGAATAAGATTTAGTGCGTTCTTTTCTTTAGGTGAATGTGTAGCACCTTGTATAAATTTGCCTCTTCCAGTTTTAATTTCCCAGTAAGTTTCGCCTTCTTTCATATCACCTTTAGATGTAAATGTAGGCACTACATTACAACCTAATGACTTCAATTTGAATGGCAAATATAACTCAAATACCTTACCAAATGTTACTCCTAAATCTACCGTAAACTCACTTCTTACACCCCAATGTTTAGTTACTAACTCATCTAAAGTATATCCATAAGGTTTAATATCTCTATCCATTATATTAACTTTATCCCAAAATCTTACTATCCTATCTTGCAATAACTCTTCATTCAAGTCATTAACAATATCAGTAATATTCTCTCTGATTAATGTTTTAATGCTTGACATAATTACGAAAGAATGTTTATATAAGGTATATTACACGATAATGTGAGTATTACATCGGATCGTGTGCCAGTAAAATAAGTGTCCTTTTCCAATAAGAAATGTTACATTTGACGTTTTCTCCTATCATTATACTATATTATAGGGGAGTAGTCAACACACAGCATTTATGCCAGTTAAGTCAGCATCTGCACCAGCAACACCACGCAAGCGCAGAACACGCAAGACTTCAACCACTGCTTCTAAGTCACCAGCAACCAAAAGAGTAAATAGAACAAAATCACTCAAAGTTGCAATGACTGAAACACCAAAAGCAGAAACTTTGACACTAAATGTCCCTGAGAAGGCAAAAGTTGAGGCAAAAAGTGTTACTAAATCACTCCTCAAAGACTATCCTAGAGATGGATTTGCTCTCTTCTTACTTCCACTTCTACTCCTAGAGGCAGGAACCAAAGAACTCCTAAAACTAGCAGGGACACTTAAATAACTGTCACACAAGCACCCGCAAGGGTGCTTTTTTCATGGTAATGTATATTTACTAAACAAATTGCGATGATTAAGTTACGTCCTCATCAGGTACGTATTGTTGATACTATGAAACGTCAAGATAAGGGACAAATTATTGTTCCTACTGGCGGTGGTAAAACTTTGTGTATGATTAAGGACGCAGAATATCAATTTAATAGTTGCAAATGGGATGTAATTAATAAAGATTGTGATAGAAAAACTATTGTAATTGTAGCACCTAGAATATTATTAACTCAGCAATTATGTGATGATTTTGTATCAACTTTGAATATACATCCAATGCTTCAGTATAAAGTATTGCACGTACATTCTGGTTATACATCATATGATAGCACGACAAATGCTAATAAAATTAATAATTGGTGTGATGATAATTATAGATTTAATAAGATAATATTTACTACATATCACTCCTTAATTAGAGTTATGCAGTCAAAGATTAAGGTTGATACAATATATTTTGATGAAGCACATAACGCATGTGGTAAATCATTTAGTGCTGGAGTTGTGTTCTTTGGTGTATACTCTCCTAGAGCATATTTCTTTACTGCTACACCTAAACATAGTACAAATAAGCATAAGTTAGGTATGAACAATACCAATATATTTGGTGAGGTTATTTGTAACATACCAGCACCAGAATTGGTGGACAATGGTTATATTTTACCACCTAAAGTTCAGGTGATGCAGTTAGATAAGAGAGATAAAGACAAATCTGATAGACATTTTTATGAGGAAGATGCAGATATAATATTATCACATTTGGATAAACAATGTGTTAACAAATTATTAGTTTGTGCTCGTAAAACGTCCCAAATTGTTAACATCGTATCACAGAGTAAATTGATTACTGAGTTATACGCAAGAGGATATAATTGGATGTATATTACTGCCAAAACTGGTGCAATTATCAATGGACATAAAGTTCATCGTGAAACATTCTTCAAAACATTAAACAAATGGGGTACAAATAACACCAAGTTTGTTGTTATTCATCATAGTATATTATCAGA